TTACTTCTGTGTCGTCTCCGGGTATTTTTGCTTTATCCACTCCGGGTAGCTCATGAATGGTGGCGGCGGTAGCGTCAGGCCCTTATCTACCGCCCAGAACTCCAAGCCGCGCCACAAACCAGCAACCCACAATTGATACTCATGGTGTCGGGATTCTTTCGTCCGCAGCTCAGCCACTTCCCTATCGAGGCGCTGGATTGTTTTCTCCAGGCGGTCTAGGCGGCGGGCGTCGCTGGCTTCATCCGCGGCGATAGCGTCCTCTTTGTGCTGGCGTATAGCGCGGGCCGCTTTACCAAAGATACCGCCATAGTCCGCCGCGGCCTTAGACATCAACCCTGAGACCAGGGCGAGGATGATGAGGATGGTGAGGAGGAAGCCGCCCGGCGTCCTAGAGTTGGTGAGGAAGCTAAGCAGATCTGTGGTCTCCATCCTTCCCCTTCCTATGCTTGATTACGGCGATCCGTATCGTGAGTGACCACGCGATCACAGCCCACATGCACGCAGCGGAAATATACCCGGTGAAGAATCTCCAATCATCAATCGGCCCTTGTACGTACACATCATCGAAGACCATCACGGCGAAAGCGCTGTAGATCGCGGCGGCGAGGACAGCTCCGGCGCGCACAATCCGTGGGCACTGTTTTAGTAGCCCGATAGCGACGATGAGTGCGGCGATGATACAGGCCGCGCCCCACACGACAGGCGGGGGAACATCACGAACTTGGAACGCTCCGACGCCCTGCTGCGGGTTGCCTAGCGCGTAATCCATGCCTCGCGAAAGCATCTGGAATGTGAGCGCCCCGATAATGCATTGCAGCGTGCGGGTCACGGCTGACCCTCGTTGGTGGTGGGGCCAGTGTAGACGGGCAACGTGACGTCCTGAGGTGCCGCCCGCCGTTCTTGATACTCCGCTTGGGTCGCGAGGCGCGGCGCCATGCTTGGGGTGACACCATCGACGGTCAGGCGGTTGACCAGGGCGGTGACGAAATAGCCGATCGCACCGACGGCAAAAATCGTCCACGCTGGGGCATCCGCAAGCATGACGGGCAGCGCGCCAGCCACCCACGCTAGGGCTTGCAAAGCGAGCATGATAGACCCCTTGTAACGCAGCCACCACGGCTGTTCTTTAAGCTCCGCCGCTACGGCATCTGCGACGCGTTCCGAAACCGTGTTAATCACTGCCTGGTTGTAGTGGCGTGCCATTCTATTTCCTCCCCTTGAGCTCGTCTAGGTCTGTTTGGATTTGGGCGAGCTGGTGGCGAATACTTGCCACGGCATCGACAAGGGTTAGGTTGCGGCCTTGACTGTCCTGCCCTAATTGAGGCCAGCCGTTACCCGATGGTCCTCGAAGTTGTCGCCATATTTCCTGAATCGCGTCAATCTGAGGGCCAAGGTAGCCGGTCAGAAAGTCGGTGAAAAATTTAGTGGTCATTTCTTCTCCCTCATGATGTTGTTTACCTCCGTAGAACAGGGCGCGTAGTTGGTCTCGCGTGCCTCGGTAGGCGTTGATGTCCACGCTGTAGCCTGCTACCTGAGCATTGCTGCCGTATTGCCACAGGGCTGGTTTCTGATTGCCGAGCGGATAATTCCACTGTGCTGCGTTGTCGCCGCCGCGTGCCGCATACACCTGCGATGGGGAGCCATCCGGGTTAGACCCGTAGGCCGCAACCCAGAACGCCCCAAATTCACGTGTGGCTGGTTCGGCGGGGGCTATCTTCCCCTCCCAGTACGGGACGTAGGAATAACAGCCAATTACACGCACCCCGGCGGCTTCAAAAAGGCGCTTAGCTTCGCGAATGTGGTCAACGTGGAGTCCGGCGGGTGTTTCGCAATCAAGCCACATGGGGCGCTTCTTGTCGCCCATGACCTCGATGGAGGCCTGCACCTGCTGCGCTACTGTGGTTCCCTCCGATGGGTTGCGGAGGTAGTGGTAGGCCGCCGTGATTAGGCCCGCGCTCTCCGCGTCCTCAAGATGACTCCGGTAGCAGCGATCCTTATACGTGCCGTCCGTGGTGCGGATGATTGCGTATTCGATGCCCTCACGCTTCGCAGCTGCAAGGCTCATGCCGTTCTGGTGCTCTGAAACATCCACACCAAATAGTGTTGCCATTTTGTCCTCCTTCTTTTGGCCTTGCCCTGGCCACACGGCGCCCTTAAGCGCATGAGCCATTGGGTCGAGACGGTCTGGCCCCGGCTGCGACCACACGTAGCGGTGCTGTTCAAAATGCAGATGAGGCGCCACGCCGCCGTTGGTATTCGAGTCGGGGTTAATTCGCCCGATTCGCTGCCCCTCGGACACACGCTGACCCACGCCCACTTCAGGAATGACATGCCCGTAGACAAACAATCCGCCGCCGTTCGCAGCGTCCACATCGAGAGTGATCCACTGACCAAACCCACTGGCGGCCCCAGCGCGGGTGATAGTGCCGTCACGCACCGCAAAAATAGGGTGCCCGCCCGAACCGCCAGCAAGGCCAAAATCAGTACCCCAGTGGGTTGTGCCCCAGCGCGCCCCAAACGGCGACGTAACCACGAAACCTGCATTTACCGGCATCGTTGTCATAACTTTCCCTCCTTTGGGCATGATTAAACCCCTGTCGCGTGTGCGGTCAGGGGCTTGTGGTTAGAGTTTTTCGAAAAGGGCGTGGGCTTGGTCTGGTGGCCAGTGTGTGGCGGTGGTGTGTGCGGAGAGTACCCGGTAGTGGGCACCCTCGTAGGATATGATGTCGCCCTCCGCCACGTCGAGGCCTGGGGCAAACGGTCGCACCTCGCCGGTGCCCGGTGCTTCTGGCTGGGGGGTGGTGTATCGGTCGGTGATGTCCAGCCAGATGTGCTCGTCCACGCCGTGCGCGCTTGGCTCCCAGTGATTCAGGCCCTTGTGGGTAGAGCGGACGATCCGCCCATTGTGGCGCACGATGTCACCCTCGCGGTACATCATGGAATGATCGCCGCCCGGATTCACCCACTCTGGCACGTCACTAATAGCCGCCGGTAGCTTCTCCGCGTCGGTCAGTGCGTCAGGCAGCGGGAGTTTGCCCGCGTCCTGAAGATCTATGACCACCTCCGCCTGGGCCTGCTCCACGGCTTTAAGCGTGGAGCGGCGCTCCCGCTCATCCCCGTAAATCCACACGCCCAGCTGGTCTACCTCATCATCAGTGAGCTGCTGAATGGACTCTTTGATTTGCTCAATGCTCATGATTTCTCCTTTAGTATTTGTCTCATCGTGGGTCACGGTCGATACATGCGCCAGTAGTAATCCTGCGATCCGTAGTCACTGCCCGGCTCGTAAATATTCTTCGAGCTGTGCGCCTTAATGCACTCCCAGAAGCCGCCACGGCTCATGACGACGTCGCCCACGGCGTAGCTTGCGGTGGCCTGCCATGGTGGTGCCCATTGTGGAGTGCTGCCACGGAACACCGCTTTCGCCTCCCTGCTACCTACTGCCACATTCGAGGGGTATTTGCTGCCTACATAAAGCATGCGGCCACCTCATCCGATTTGCTCCCATGATGCGCCGCCGGGCGAAAGGCTCGAGTATCGCGTTGAGCGCCAAAACACCCCGTTGTAGTACACGTAGGTGCCAGGCTTGATAACACCACCCTGTCGCGCCTTTTCCGTGGCCCAGTCAGGCGCCCAGACAATACGCGGCCCGTAGAAAACAGCCTTAGCATTGCCCCCCCTACCGTGACCTGCTTAGGAATTTTATTACCTACATAAAGCATGCGAGTCTCCTACACCACGATATAGACGGTCGACGAATCCGGATACGATGGCAGCTTTGACACCACCTTAATTTTGCTGCCATCAGCCACCGCCCTATCCACATAAGACCGCGTCGACGCAATCTGGGAGTTGAGGTAGGAAATGCTCGCCTTTTCATCCAGCTTTGAGATAATTTCCCCCATACTGGTGGTGACGCTACCAATGTCCAAGCTATAGCTGTCAAGGCGTTCTTTAAGACCACCCACATCCTCGATCTTATGCATGTGCCCCTTATCAGCCTTGCCAGCCAGCGCGTCATCAAGCCCCTCGACCTGCGCAGTGGTATGCGTATGAGTCGTAGGCGGGAAAGCGGCTGGCTTGCCTTTCACCTGCTCCCAGGTAGAAGCCAAATCCGGCTTACCCGAAATATCATCCCACGACACATTTTCTACACTGCCGGTCTCGCCTTTATCACCCTTAGGGCCGCGTAGAGACGGGGAGGTCTTACCATTCACGGTCAGCTTGTCACCATCCCACGAGGTGCTCGTGGCGATCTCCTCAGAACGTGACTGCGCTGCCCTCGCCGCGTCCTCCGCCTTTTTCGCATTACCAGCAGACGACGCTGCCGCAGCCTGCGCAGACTTAGCGCCAGACAGTGCCGACTCCGCCGCAGACTGCGACGTCTTAGCAGCCGACGCTGACGACGCCGCCGCCCCCTCCGAAGCTTTAGCTGCCTTAGCAGACACATCAGCCGCGCTCGCAGACACCTCAGCAGCCGACGCTGACGACGCCGCCGCCACCTGAGACTCTTTAGCCTCCGCAGCCGACGCCGCCGCCGCATGCGCATCAGCCACCACCCCAGCCGCCAAAGACTCAATGACCGACGCCTGCGACTCATCCACAATAAGCGCCGCATCCACAACATCCATCAAAGACTGCTCCGGGGCGTCACTCACCACAATCGGAATCGTATCCACCGGGCGCCCAGCCTCCACAAGGGTAAGCACCGCAGGCCCAGGCAACACCTCAAACGACACCGCACCATTAGCCACAGGGATACGGTCATTCGACTCAACCACAACCCCCTGAACACTCGTACGCACATCACGAGCACGCACCCACACCTCAGACACCGCCGACGGCCGCGACGTCACAAAAACCAAAGAACCAGAAACAACAGGCATAATTTCTCCTTAAAACGGATAAATAGTCACGGCCACCGACCGGACAGACGCGAACAACTCCGGTGTGGAAAACGCAACGGAACGCTTATTAGACCCTTCTGTGTAGCTCGGAGACCCATCCGAGCTAAGCCCATTCGACTCCCACAAATAACCATCCGCGACGTAATAGAAATACTTGTCAATATTTCCAGTAGACGTATTGACATCCACCATCGCGTAGCCAACCCACCCTGACTGGGCAGCAAGATAAAACTGCTTGCCAGACAGCCAAAGTCGAACACATTTGTGATTAATTGATGTCGCCCCAGCGTCCTTGGTCATGAACACCAAGAGCGATTTAGTGCGCTGCAGGTTCTCGCTGATTCGTCGGTTAGCTTGGATCAGATCGCCCTGTGTATCTTGCGCCTGCTCCAGCGCCTTAGTGGCTTTATCCTGGGCGTCGTCAATACCCTTTTGCTGCTTCCACAGGCGCGTATTCAAATCAAGGTAGGCCGGTAGTAGGCCCGGCTGCTGCGACTGACCCTGCGCCTGCAGCTGCGCATTAAGTGCAGCAAGCTGAGACACCAGCGTCTGCGCCGAAGCCCCCACACCACCCAACGCCTCACGCACCGACTGCACCCCAGACACCGCAGAATCCGCCGTGCCCTGCGCAGCATCAGCCGCAGACTGAGCAGAATCAGCCTTACTAACAGCAGAAGAAGCCGTCTCAACAGCCTTAGACGCAGCCTCCGCCACCCCCGCCAAATCACGGCGAGAATCAACCACAGCCCGACGAACAACATCATTCTCCGCCAGGCGCGCCTCATCATCAGAGACCAACTGCCCGCCAACATGAATGCGCCAATCCACAATCGAATGATCCGAAACAATCGGATCAATACGCGTTACCGGCAGCGGGACCACACGGCCCCAAATCTCCACATCAGCAATATCACCCACATCGAAGTGCTCAAACGGTATCCACGGCCCAAGACCCGCCAGCGTGATATCCGACTCCAAAAAGAAATCACCCTGCACACGACTAGCCGCCTCTTTGAGCGTCGTATCCACATCAGAGGCCGCCGTCCACGTGTCATCATTCGACTCACCAATAGACCGCACACTCACATCAGCACGCACAAACCGGCGAGCAAACCCGCCAACACGCCTACCCTCTGGCGCTAACTGCGCCACGTAGCCCAGCTCATTACCCGGCGCCGACAACGTGTAAACATCATCGATGTCGACACCGTCCGGCACAGTCAGCGAGTACTTACCGAAAGCGGATGACGCTACCGAATGCAGCACCGTCACCGATGCGGAATCTGCAACAAAATAGGGCCTACGCATTCTTAACCTCCTTCACCGTGAGCACGACCATCGCATGCGGGAATGAACGATAGGACAAAGTACGCTTCGACTCCCCCACCGACGGGCTAATATCCACCTGCCCCGGCGTCATCGTAGACGCCGCCTGATTCCAGCAACGAATTGGTTTATCCCCCGGCCACCACATCTTGGCTCCAAGAATCACACCGGCATTCTTCGCCTGGGCTGCGACCGTATCCCACAGGGTGCCGTCCTTAGCCTCCAGAGAAATAACCGGCGAAGAATCAACCTCCGGAACCTCAACAACATGGAACGGGTCATCAACCCACCGCATGCCATCCGGGTCGGCCTGTGTCATCATCATCGCATCCAAAGACTCCTGCGCCAGACGACGAATCACAAAACCAGCCTTACCCTCCTTGAACGTGAACATCGACTGCCCAGCAAGTTCTACACGTGCCATCTTCCACGCACGCGAATACTCCAAGCCGGACTCATCCGAAGTCTTATCGTATGGCTTTGCGGCCCACCACGCGGCAGGCCACGACACCGCAAACACCGTATTCCACACGTCAGCCGCATTAAGTGCCGGAATCGTCAACGTTTGCGGCACGCCATCATTATCGGGGTCTTCCGCGTTCGGATTGACCACAAGGCCGCCACGCCTAATGATCTCCCCATCGTGGCCACGCCACGCCGCTAGTAGGGTGAAATCTTCGGCATCGTCGACACTTACCCGGCCACTGGCATCAATATGATCCAGGGCATCACCGATAAGCTTCTGGTAAGCGGGGTGAAGCTCACCGGATGGCGTGATGGCCGGCATCTTAAATTCAATGTCCGAGGCTTCCATCCACTGCTCCGGGGCGGCAAGCCCATCCCCCAACGGCTCCGGCAAAGTCATGAGCGGCTCGCCGTCGGCGTTACCGAGCCCGTACCAGCGCCCGCGCTCATCAATCGTGCGACCCACGTGCTTTCGCCATGATTGCCAATCGACCATGCTCACACTCCCAAAGCTTTAGTGATAAAAAAGGGCGAGGTGGGCTAACCTCGCGTTGTTTTAAGCCCAAAAAGCCCCTACACCAGTAAGGGCACATTTACGTCACTATGACGACCAAAAGGCGGATCAGGCCCACGGGTCAGCAACCTGCAGCACCCACTCCAAGCGAGCACCAGCAGGAACCACCCACGTACCAGACCTCCCAGGCTCCACGCCCTCAGGAAAAGCCCCCTCGAGCATCAACCCCTCCGACGACATCTCCACCGTCGACGAGCCAGTCGGCAAAGTAAACGACGCGCCACTAGGGCACGTCACCTTCCCGCCATCCGTCGCCACAATCCGCGGATACACCGTCACGTCACCAGAATTAGTGACCGTCACCGTACCAGTGCCGTACTGCACAGAAGTCCTAAACAGCCCCTTCTCGCTAAACACCGGCACCGACAAAGCAACCATCGTGCGCCGACGCACATCCACAGACACACCCGGCAAAACACCAGCAGTCACATCCAAAAACAGTGGCGAGAGCGGATGATCCGCCTCCACCTTAAAGGTAGAAACGCCACGCCAACCCTGACGAAACTCCCGGTACACGCGCTCCAGCTCTTCCCCAGTATCCGCATGCAGGTAGAACGGAATACCAACGTCAATTGGGCCGTAATTCCGACTGCCTGCAATCACACCGGGGCGCCCAGGGCGCGACAAATCAGAGCGCGTGACCTGGGCGCGCAGCTCAACAAGGGCACCTTCCTCAGAAAGCACCGGGGATTGGGCCTCCGTACCAGTCAACAGGTAAGTCTTACCCGTGGAGGAAATCAACTCAACGCGAAGCATTAAATCACCTCCCCACGCTTAGTACTAGCAACAAGAGACGCCGGACGAACCACACGAACACGCGTCGACGTACCCGCAGTCACCTCAGCCAACAGCTTGTCAACCTGATCAGCGGTGTACATCTTCTCACCATCCATATGGATAGTGATCTCACGGCGAATTTGCTCACGAACGACGCCGTTGGCGTACTTCGGGTCAAGCTTCCACGAAACCCCAAGATCCTCCGCAGCCTTCTCGTTCGCCTCAGCCGAACGAAGGTAGTCACCGCGCAGCTTCTCATTACCCTTCGCCCACGCCTGAGCTTTCTCACCAAGCCCCTTGATGGCGTACTCAAGGCCCTTGATGGTCTTCTCTAGTGGCGTGACCTTTTCATACACATCAATTTCAGCCTTAAGGTCTTCCGCTTTACGTTCCAATTCGCGCTTTTGGTCACGAATGTCGTAAATCGGCTTCAAATACTCATTGGTCTTCAAAGACGATTCCGCAGCCACCAACTCCGGCAGTTCATTACGCAAAACATCCATCGGGTCTTGGCCCCAGAACCCGCCAGAGGCGGCCTTCTTGAGAACCCTGTCGACCTTGCCCATGTCAATATTGGCGCCCGTTTCCTTAATCAGAGTCCTCAAGACACCCTTTAAGGATTCAACCCGATTAAGCTGGCCTCGATAAGCTGACGCATTCGGCCCCTTAGCGCCGAAGAAAGCACCAATCTTGCCCAGAACATTTTTGTCAGCTTTAGCACTAGCCTCGGAAATCTCCGCCATGAGCTTCGCAATCTGCGACATACCCGTAGCGTCCTCAAGGTCAACCCCGGCGACCTTCGCAGACATCCGAATCAGACGCTCCTGCGCAGTCACCAAGTCCTGCTGATTACGCAGATTCTGGCGGGTAGCCTCAGCAAGTTTCGCCTCCGCATTGATGTAATCAACACGGGCCTGCAGCTCACCCTTCAGCGCTTCGGCACGCGCCTTCTCATACTCAAAAAGAGCAGAGATAGCCGCATCCGACCACTTCTCCAGCACGCCCTTGGACTGCAGCGCCTGGAATGCCATATAGGTATCCCAGTCCTCATGCAGACCCATGAGCTTTAACTGCGCGGCAAGTGCGCCCTTGCGGACCTCCTCATCAAGCTTCATCCTGGCCTCAGCCACCTTAAGATGACCCTCAGCCTCAGCAATCAAACGGTCCTGCGCAGCAACCTTCAGATTAAACTCCGCGGTACGCTGCGCCATAAGGCCACGCACAATCGACTGCTGCAACTCCGCAATATTGACCTGCATGTCATGGATAATCTTCGCATAATCAGCGATAACCGACAGGCCATCAGACAAGGCCTTATGGGCCTCAATCCGAGCCTTGCGAACCCTTTCAATGATGCCCTTCACAAAGTCAACGATCGTCTTAATGATGTTGATGGCCGCCTTCAAAGCATCCATTACCATGCCAAGCGTCAACCCAGCAGGACCAGCCATACTTGCAACCTGCGACAACGCGCTGGTAACGCCAGCCAGACCGGCCTGGACCGCGCCAGCGGGCGCACCCATACCAATCAACTGATTAGCCAAACCGCGCGCCTGACCAGCAAGGCCAGCCATCGAATCCTGCGAAACAAGCACGATGTTATCCAAATCCTGCGCCTGCGCCTTACGCGCCTCCGCCAGATCAGACTCCGCCTTCTTCACACTCTCATTAGCCTTAGTGATACTCTCCGACCGTTTCTTCGCATCATCCTCAGCAGCGGACGCCACATCCTCACGGGTCTTCTTGAGATTCTCCTCGGCTTCCTTGACCTTGTCAGCAGCCTTAGCGCGCTCCTCTTCCGAGGCGGCCTTGGCTTGGTCAGCCTTAGCCTCTTCCAGTTTGGCCTGGGCTTCATCAATCTTCTTCTGAAGATCTTCAGATGGGCCACCAGTGGCTTGCTCGCTTTCTAGCTTGGCAAGCTCCTCCTTGGCTTTAAGAAGTGCTTCCTCCTTTTCTTTCAATGCCTCAACGTGGCCGATGGCGCGCTCACGCGAATCCCACAAGGTTTTCTCCCCATCCAGGATAGAGGAAATGACCTCTTCACCTGGAAGGTCGAGCCCCAGGTCAAGAACCTTATGGATACCAGACCTCAGGTTAATACCCTCAACGGAGCTGGGGTCAGCGACCTTCGCCATCCACTCCTGTGTAGACTCGACCATCTTCGCGGCCTGCTCAGTCTGCGCCTTGATAGCAGGAACAAGGTCCCCCACACCACGGATCAGTGATGCCAAATCGCTCCATTGTCCAGCTGTAAACACGGGTTCTGGTTTGCCAGAAAGGTTTACTGCAGACCCTCCATGGGGAAGCCAACCGCCTGCATCGTAAAGCTTCGGCAGCTCAACAATACCGCCGGAAGCGTAACCATGTCCGTGGCCCCACATCGTGGTCAGGTCCGTGCCATACCGCGACTTGTAGTAGCGCAGCGCCGCGTTCATATTCGACCACGGGTCACGCCGATCATCCGGCAATTCAGGGTCACGGTGAGCAGCAAATGTGCCAGGGATAATCTGCAGCAGACCGACACCGGCAGATTCACCAGTGCCGTTGATGTCGACGATCTGCTGAGCAATACCCGGATCGCCACCAGACTCAGACATGATCTGAGCCAGCATGGCATTCACCTGAGCAGGGTCATCAGCATTAAAACCCTGCCGTCGCATCGCAGCCACAGCCATCTCTCGCCATGACTCAGCGCTACCAGCACTGCCAGCAGCCCCAGAATAGGACGCCGCCTCATCAGCCTTGCCCAGGATAAATTCTTTCGCCTTACCCCAAACCTTCTCAAAGAAAGCTTGAGGCAGATCGCCGATAACACCCGGCGCGTTGAAACCGCCGATTTTCCCCTTGACCTTATCGATAATGGGGGTAAACAGGCCCGTCACGCGCTCCTTAATAGAGCGGAATACAGCCTTAGCACCATCCCAGACCATCTCCACCATATTCTTCGGGTCGCCCAATGGCTGCTGTGATGCCACGTGAACGTGGTTACGGTGCTGGTTCATCGTTGCCGCACCGTAGAACCCGAAACCGTCGCCCACGTCCTTACCATGCTTCACATTGTGATTAAACGGCGAGTGAATGAGCTCCAGCAGGCCCTTACCGTAGTTGCTGAACAGGTTCTGCGCAGCTGACTGCATCTGCGGCGTCGTGTCCGTACCATTGGAAAAGTCCACCGCGAGGCCCTGACCGTGATAGTCATTTGTGTTTCGCAGTGTGGACGTGATGGTCATCATCGGGTAGTACTTGTGAACCCAATCGGTAATCGACCCAATCACACCGCCGGAATAGAAATGGCCTAGGGATTTATCCTGGTCCTTGTAGAGGAAATCCGCTACTCCCTTCTCACCGCCAACACGAGCGGCGGCATTAACGCCATCAACCCATGCAGACCCCAGCACACGTGTGGCCTCCGGGCGAACAATGGCCTCACCACCAGATAGACCAATACGCATTCCGGTGCGTGGCTCGATGAAGGTGTACGGGTCCCGCCCTGGGGTGTAGCCGGGGAGGATGCCACCGGTCGCAAACTTGATCTCCTTCAGCTTGTCCAGGCCGACGAGACCCGCGACAGCGTTCCACGCCTTACGGATACCACCGTTATAGACCACATCCACGACAAACTGCACCGGGGCCTTGGTCTTTTCCTTGATGCCGTCCCAGATTCGACCGATAGCGTCCACAGCAGTCTGGAACCAGCCCTTGACCGTATCCAGCCCTCGACCAAGTGGAGCAAAGACGTTTTCATCGATCCAAGTCCAACCTGCATGCAACATATCGCGCATCCAGTTCCACTTATCGACAAGCCAACCGATAACCTCCTGCGCCCGATTCCACAAGTTCACGTAGCCGTTGATCGAGCGCATGATCACGTTGTCCCAAATCCAGGACACCACCGACGAAAGGATCCCGTAGAGCCAATTCCACTTATCGGACACCCAGCCCAGAGCCGAAGAAATAGCCGGCCACAAAGTATCCGTGAAGAACGACGCCAACGGGACGAGCACATTATCGCGCAGCCATCCCCACACGGCTGTCACCGCGTCGAGCATTGCCTTCCACTTATCAGATACCCACGTAAGCACAGACTCAATCGTCGGCCATAAGGTCTCTGTGAAGAACGCAGCCAAGGGCTGGAATACCTTCTCGTTCAGCCATTCCCAACCAGCCGACAATTTATCGACTACCCAGTCCCAGCCATCGCCCAAAGCCCTAGTGAACTTCTCCCACAGCTCCCGCCCCGTCTCAGTCTTAGTGAAAAACCACACAAGACCAGCTACTAGAGCAGCAATCGCCGTTACAACAATGCCAATAACATTGGCCTTCATCGCAAGGTTCATGCCTTCCTGGGCAGCCTTAGCGAGCTTAGTCGCCGTGGTCACGGCAGTCATACCGAGCGCCCACGCTTTCCACAAGCCAATCGCAGTACCTACTGCGGCAAGAAGCGGCACCAAGTAATCCTTATTCTTCAGTATCCACTCACCAAGCGAGGTGAGCTTACCAACAACATCCTCAAGAACCGGGCCGAGTTGCTCCGCAAAAGACGCCGCCAACGGCATGACCTTATCAATGACCAGCTGCATCGCGGGAGCAATAGAATCAAAAATCTTAGACGCCACCGGCTCCAAAGCAGCCAGCGCATTCAGCTTGAATTGATCCCACTTCTCCGCAAAATCGGCAGTCTCCTCCGCAACACCATTAATCGTGTCCGACGTCGCACCAGTCGCAGCCATGAAATCATCAACTGACAGCGTGCCGGTCTTCACCGCATCGACGAACTGGGCAGCACCACGGGTACCGAAAATTCCCGCAGCAAGATCCATCGCCGCAGCTTCATCGCCAGTCTCGATCAGCCCTTCAATCGAGCCGATCGTCTCCTTCAACGCCTCCGGCGCGTCACGCCCCTCAGCCGCGAACCCAGCCAAGGCGCGCTGCATCGACTGCAACGTCTTATCTGCATCGAGACCAGCCTTATCCATCTGTCCCACAAGGGCCGCAGAATCGGCCATATCGAAGCCAAAGCCACGCAACGACGGGCCAGCCTTCACCGCAGACTGCGCCAGCTCGTCCACAGACAAGCCAGTCGCCTGCGACACCTGGAACAACTCGTCCAGAGCACCCGGCATATCCTTCGCCTCGATGCCGAAACCATTCAGCGCCTGCGACACGTTGTTGATGTCTGCGTCGACGCCGAGCTCTTGCAGCTGCAGCATCGACCGCGTCATGTCCTCAAGCGGCTTACCCGTCAGCCCCAGGCGGGTATTCAGATCCGCGGCGGTTGAGCCAATGGCTTCGAAGTCCCCACCAATGCCCACAGACTCCTTCGCGACGTTCCGAATATTTTCTTTGAGCGCCTCGAATGCTTCACCCGTCGCACCGGTCCCGGCACGCACCGTGTCCCACGTGCTGTCAAATGTTGTTCCGACCTTGACCAGACCCGCAAGCCCACCGGCCACAGCACCAGCCGCCACAGTCATGCCAGCTTTAAGCTTGGCACCAATATCGTGAAACGAGTCTCCAGCGTCGTCCGCTGCGGCTTTCGCCTTGTCCATTTCTTTGCGAAGGCCGCCCATAACGCCCTTATGGCGATCTTCCTCATCCTTTGCGGACTTCTGCGCGTCCTCGAGCTTGCCCATGGTGCGGGCGTAGTCCTCGGCCTGGTCTTTGGCTTTCTTCTGCGCGGCAGCGGTGTCCTGCTCCGCCTTCTTCAGCTTCACATTCGCGTCTGCAATCTTGGCCTTAGCGTCCTCGAGCTTCGCGAGCTCCTTGATTCCAGAATCTCCCTTGGCGAGTGCTTTCTGGTAGTCTTCCTCGGCGGCTTTTTGCTTCGCAATGGCAGCCTGCACCTTCTGGCGAGCGACCTCTTCCTTACCTGCAGCAGACTCTGCGGCCTTGCCAAGGTCATCGACTTTCTTTTTCGACGCCGCGGCCTGGCGCTCGAGAGACTTCACCATGTCATCCGCAGTCTTCTGCACCGCGCCCGAAGCCTTCTTCGACGCCGCCTCCGCAGGCTTAACAAGCCCCTTTTCGATACGCTGCGTGATTCCCTCAAAAGTCGGGACGAACGGCACGGACACCCAGCCAAGTGCGTTGTCTGCCATTGTGAAGTTCTCCTTTTTAATTTATCTAGCGGTCAAACCACGTGCTTGCATTCGCGCCATCGCCGCCTGCTTCTCCGTCGCCGATTCACGGTCCTTACGAGCCGTAAGGAGCGGGTGTGGCTGCCCGGTCAAAGCACCGAAAATCCCAGCAAGAATGATCGACTCCGAAGTCAACGGATCAAACTCCGATGACGTCTCCGCCCAGAACAACGACTCTGGGCGCCGCCGTAGCCCCTCCATCAGCACCGACAACCTGCGGGTCGACAACACTCCCCGCGGCCAGTCCGCCAGGTCCAGGCGATAGAAGTGCTGCAGGTCGGCTTCCACGAGCTCAAGGCAATCCACGGCCCGTGCCAAAATCGACAGACGCTCACGGTTAATCCCAATCGCCGCAAGCCACGCCTCCACCAGGCGACGCGCATCACCAGCACGCGGGAACGCCAACCCCCACGCCATCTGCGAACGGGAAGTCATAAAATTCGGGTCCAGCCCTTCACCCCGCAACAAGGCGATAGTCGACTCAAAGCCCGCCATGATGGGGTCGACCACGCCCTCCATGTGGACGGTGCGACCAGACCCCAGACGAACATCAAACTTGACGGTGCGGGTCCCCGCGGCTTCAACCTCGAGGGGCAGCACAGGCTAGTCCTCGTGGTCGATGGTGTTCTCCACCGCGCCCACAGCTTCTCCGTAAGCGGTGGAGATGGTTTCGTAGTCGCGGACCTTGGCACCGACGTTCTTCAGCAGGAAACGCGACTTGTCGGTGAGCGCACCGTTGAGGAAGGTGGCGTAGTTACCGCGCTGGGCGTGGTCGAGGAGTTCGAAGTCGAGGTCCTGGGGGTCCTTGATGGCTTCGAGGGTGACCTTGTTGCCGTTGGCAAGGGTCACGGAAAACTCGATGGTCTCCACGGTCGTGTCTGCCGGAGTAGGCGTGGACTTCTCATTGGTGTCGTTCTCGACGATTTCCACCTTGTTGCTAGTGGTCTTTCGTGCAGTCATGTGTGGTCCCTCCAATAGGTATGACAAGGTGGCCCCTAAAACAATTTGAGGTGCTTTCTCCCCAGGGACCACCCGAAGATGGAAGAAAACACCAAGTGCGGATAGCAGGAATCGAACCTGCGACCTCATCGTTATCAGCGATGCTCTCTAACCGACTGAGCTATATCCGCAAACGGCCCGCGCCCAGATGAATCACCCAGGCGCGGGCCTAACCAATTGCCGTACCTTACGGCGCGAGGACGTCACCCCCGCTATTTACCGACGTACACCGTTACTTCACGGTGATGGTGGTAGAAGAGCCGCCCTCGAGGGAACCACCATTGGCGGTCACGGTGGGCGCGCCCTTGACGGTGTACGGGCCGCCAGCATTGCCAGTTACAGTGACGCCAGCGGCACCTGCTGCACGGACAGCGGACTGAACGGCCGCTGCGGTGGCGTTGTACGCCAGAGCAGAGGTCTTGTGGCCGTCAACGGTGAGCGTGAACGTGCCACCAGTTACATCAGACGGGAGAGTCACAGTCTTAGCCTCAGCGGCCTCGGAAGTCTCACCGGTCTCCGGGTTCTTGAACTCGATAAGGTCCACACCGTCGACGTCCTTAGCAACCTCATCAGTTGCCTTAACGTAGACGATGCCCTTGTCTCCACCCTGCGGGATGAAGGCGTCACCGGACTCAATCTTGGACTCGAGGTTATCGATGTCCTGGAAGATCTTCTTCTCAACCTTCACGACAGAATCCTCCGTAATCAGGTAGTAGTTCTCCTCGAACATGACCTCATCGTCACCATTGATGTAGTCAATATTGAGGGTGCGTGCGGTCGGGTCATTGCCCTGGTTACGGTCAGCGACCGTCAGGTTTGCCTTCTCACGGGATACCTTGATGCCCATGATGCCGGACTGGAACTTGTGGACACGGGCCACGTGTGCCTGGGCGATCTGATTGGTGTGCTTGCGGTACAGGACGGAATCCTGGTTGACGGTGTCCGGCCATTCGATGTAGTCGAGGACCGGGGAACCCGGAATGAGGTCAACGGAACCAGTGACGTCACCAGCGGTGTAGGACGTCGCGGTCTGGCCGCCGGTCAGGTTCGTCTTATTGGAATCGACATTGCGGGTTTCATTCCAGGTCGAATCATTCGGCTCGAGACCAGCGGAGTGCCAGCCAGGGCCGAACGTGCCGGTCTTAATGTCAATTGCGGGGTTGTCCCCGAAGTGCATGAGGACTTCCTTGTCCTCGAGGACTCGAACGTTAAGGCCCTCGGTACGCTTCTGCGCCATGATTAAAAAACCTTTCGTGTGGTGCCACAGCTATAGGAGCATGTGGCGACGTACCCGCCCTTGAGACTGTCCGGGCCAACAATGACCCCAGTCGAACGGGTTCTGGAAATGGAAAGACCCAGCCCACCCATGGGACTGAGCAAAAATTCGTTGATACTTCGCCCCAGCCGCCGCGCAATGGCAAACGTCGGAGCATGAACACTTACCCGCACCAAAGTGCGGTCATGCCCGGTATCCCGGGTTTGCGGTGCCCCATCGGCAACCACGACAGCCGCCCCCATCGTCGGGTTCCACCCCTTAGGCAAAGAATGCTCACACACCGTCGCCTCCGAGGGGAGAGCGCGCCGCAGCTGCGCGTACATCTTTTGGGTCGGGTCCTGTGAGAAAAGGAACCCAGAAATCGAGTCCATCAGGCACCTCCCCCTTTTACGTTCCCGGCTGGTTCAGCTGGAATCCCGCCACATGAATCGCATTCGTGATAGCCCCTAGCATGGCTTCGAAAGCCACGGCGTAGGGATGGTTAATGAGTAGGACGGCACGCGGTCGACCGTTACGACCAGCGCCGACTTCGACGTTGAACACTTCAGACTGCGAGCCGTGTTTGAAGCCCGCTGTGTCCGGTGTCAGTTCCTTCTTGTCCGAAGGCCACGCGGCCTGCACAATCTGTGATGTTTTCTCCGCCGCAGCTTGTGCTTGTTCGGCGACCTCCGGCTGTGCCAGAAGCTTCTCAAATGCCCCATCATTCCAATGAAAAGACGGGCGAAAATACTTAGCTTTCGCCATCGTCGGACACCTCCGCCGCAACAGCCGTGAACACAACCTTCGGGCGATGGCGCGCCACAACGGGCCGCCTACCCGGCGAGTAGTCAAAGCCACGCGCCTCAACGATGTAGACACGGCCACGAATATCTACCCGCGCCCCGTCCTCTATTACCGTTCCCGGTGGGGCGAATACCTGCAGACGATTCACATCCGCAGTGAAATAGCCATCATCTGAGACCTCTGAGTCTCCGGCAGAGCCGATGACACAATGCTCAATGGTGTCCACAACTTCGTTGCCCAGCGGCTTGCCGTACTGCGAGTACGTCGGCTCGCCTAGGACCGTAACGGTCTCACCATGTTGGTCTGGAAACATCAGCAGATCCTCTCCGGCCAGTACGCCGGCGGCGGGAACTTACCCCGCGGTCCACCCGGCATACACAGCCCCAGGTCGAGTCGCTGCTGGTCCGTCAGGCGGACGCCACCCCAGCCGACGGAATCAACATCGGCGAAAGTGATGGAATCCGACTGTGGGCCAGTCGTGGAGCTCGCAGAGCGCATACCCACGTTCGGGCCGACGAGGACCGCGGCGGACACCATTTCGCGGACCACGCGACGCACAACAGCGTCGAGCCACGACGTGCGCGCCAGCTCACCATCGAGCGTTCGGCCGCAACGGCGGTACTCCGTCTCGATGTACTCGAGAGCGTCCGCGATGAGTGCCTCCATGCGGGCCTTCTCATCAGCTGCCAGCGGGCGTGGTAGACGAGCTTCAATCTCGGAAACCTTAATCTCCATGAGGTGGCCTCCTTACTGCGTCGCCGCGATAATCTCCTGCTTCGACAAGCCCTTCGTTGGGATGCCCTGAGACTCGGCATACTTACGCCACGTATCCACAGGAGCCGTCTTCGCAGGACGTTTCACCTCATCGGCAGGCTCATCGTCGGCGAGCTCATCATCTACCGGTTCCGTGGCAGGAGGCGGGGCGGGTTCATCCTCCGTCTCGCCCACGAAGAAGCCCCGCGGCCCAAACTCCGCGAACACCTCATTCGTGACGTCCATCGTGAAGCCAGCTGGCCTAACCGGGTGACCCGGCAGGCGACAGCCCATCGCCAAGGTCACGCGCACCATTAGGACATCAACCCCGTCAGCTTCACAACCGACTTCGGGTTATCCACACCGAAACCACGGCGGTGAACAGCGTCCGAACGGAACGACATGTTCGCACCACCCAGCTGCGAGTCACCACGCTCTGCGTAGAAATCAGTGACCTGGCGGTCCTCACGCTGCGCCATGAAGCCAGAAATACCCTCCACGCCGAGGTACGACTCGCCCTTCGGGACGGTGAAGTCCTTGGCAACCTGCAGGGTGCCGAACAGTAGCGGCTCCGCAGCGATGCCGGTAAACAGTGGGTTCTCGTGGGCCATGTCGCCGATGTAGAGCTTCTGTACCTCCGCGTTGCGTTTGAGCGCGGTGAGCGTCATCGGGTTGATCCACAGGACGTTCGGCTCATACTCGAAGTAGTTTCCGTTAGAGTCCTCGGCGCCCTGGATGAGCTCAATCGCGTCGAGCATGTCAGACGCCGGGTTGGAGCCGTCCTGGTTCCATGCGGTGGTTGCGGCGAACGTCTGCACCTTGGCGGCGGACAGCGCGGCGAGCGCGTCACGGCCGTCCTTGCGGCGCAGCGTATTCTGGCGAGCAACCATCTCACGTCGAACAGCGTCGACGTCATTGTCGTTACGCTGCTCCCACGAGACTCGGATACCGATACCGTTCTTCTCGAGCTTCAGAGTCTGCAGCTCACCACCGGCCGGATCGGAGACTGGGATCTCGCCGAACTCGGCGACGTTCTGAACGTCATCCTCGAGGAAGTTGGCCTGCGCATCGTAGTAGCCAACAACGTTAGATGCGGACGGGATGGTGCGGAAGAACAGGCGGTGCGCTTCTTCGCCCTCGAAAGACTCACGGAAGATTTCCGGGAGGATGGTGGGGTTGGCGAGCATTTCGTCAACCGTGAGACCGGACAGGCGGTCAAATGCAGAATTGATAGTGGTCATTTACGACCCCTCCTTATGTGTTGGTTGACGATTAGCCGTTGGCAACGGGCAGATTAAGAACAGTTAGCACGCTGTCGCCTTCACCATCCCAGGCGGCGACGCCGACCTGGACGGTGCCGGTAGCGGCAACCTTGCCGTCGGCAGCGGCAAACACCGCGGCGCCGGCCTTGATGGCCTTGGCTTCGCCGCCGTCGACCTCGAGTTTCACAGCGGCAGGGCCGATATGGACAGCGATGTTCGTGGGCAGTGCATTGTTCTTCGGGTCTGCCTTTTCAGTGACAGCACCAAACACGCCACCGGTAGCAGCCGCGTGCTTGACCTTGCCGTCCGCGACGGTGACGAGGCGGAACTTCTCGAGCTTGGCAGCGGCTTCGAACGTGATCGGGCCACTGCGGAAAGTCGGGTTAGACATGTGTTTCTCCTTTGCGGAATGTGATTACTTGTGGGTGGCCCGTCGCTCTTCGGCGCGCTTGAACAGGTCTTCTCGGGTCGGCAGGCCAGGCTCGCCGTCGGCGGTGTCGTCGATGCCGTAGCCAAGCTCGGCACGAGGCACCGTATCCTTCGGATTGGAGCCGTAAAGGTCGCGGGCGATCTGCGGGTCACGCTTCATAGCCGCGACAGCCTTGCCACGCAGCGACGCGGAAATACGACCGTCCTTCACCCAGGCGTCAACCTCGGCGATAAGCTTGGATTCCTTGTCCTTCTCCATGGCCTGCCAACCGAACTTCGCCGCAGCCTTAAGCTCGTTGTAGGTCTCACGGTCCAGGGACACGGCATCACCCGCGAGCTCACCCGGGGTGCCCGGCGCGGCAGGCTCCGCTGGCGTCAGATCGCCTTGATCGTCGGCAGCAGCCTTGATAGTGACCCCGGCGGTAAGCTCCGTGGGTTCGCCCTCGCCCGACTGGACGGTAACAGTGAGCGCGAGCTGCTCGCCCGGCTCCGCATTCGGCGCGGTCACGGTGATGACACCGGTGTCCTCGGCAACCTCGGCAGTCCAACCCTCGGCAACCTCACCCAGGGTGAACGTCAGACCGGAGGGGACCTCACCAACCGGCGTGATAGTCGCCTTGCCGGTGGGAACTACCTGCGTGTCCTCCGGGTAAGAAATCTCAACCTCGGTGTTGACCTGGACAGTCTCATTAAAAAAGACGGAGAGCTTCTTTCGAAGCTGGTCCGGCTCAACGCCCAATTCCTGGGCGAGATTCTGGATACTCATAGTATCCCCCTTCTGCCCATCACTGGGCGTAGTAATTTCTTCGTCCCCGATTCCCGACCGGCGGACAGGACGCGGCGGCGGCGCCGCAGCCCGGTTAGCGAACTTGAACCGACGCCGCGCCAGCTTCGCCGCTGGCTCCGGTGCCGTGGACTTCTCAGCGATAACCTCATCCGCCAGACCTGCGGCCACAGCTTCCTCGGCGGTGTACCAGGTCTCGTCGCTCATGGCGGCGAGCCATTCCTCGACAGTGCCGCCGGCCTTGGCGGCGTAGATATTCGCGAGCTTCGTGTCCTGGCGCTCGAGGTCCTTCAACGTCTTCGCGACCTCGTCCGCGTTGCCCTCCGCCCAAGTCCACGCACGGTGAATCATCAGCTCGGAGGACGCGCGCATGAGCACGCGGTCCGCGCCGCCCACCGCAATGAATGACGCGGCGGACGCGGCGAGCGACTCCACAATCACCGTTACTTCGCCGCCGTCGTAGTTCTTGAGCGCGTTCATAATGTCAATGCCGGCGTAAACGTCGCCTCCACCGGAGCTAATGCGCACCGTGACGTCGCCCGTCATGTTGGCGAGCTGGCTCATGATGCTCTTCGCGGTAATCGAGTTCTCCGGCTCCCAGAAGTCCTCACCGATGGGGCCGTACATCAGAATCTCGTTCATTACTCACCTCTTTCATAGGTGGTTTGGGTTGCTGCTTCCGCCGGAACGGTCACAGTGGTGGTCCCTTCGTCCGGTGTGTCCGTGAGCGTCACTCCGAATTGCTCCTCGAGTGTTTGCCGGTCCTTCTTCGACTGCAACGCATCCGTCAACCGTTGCTTCGGCGGAAGCACATAGCGGCGGCGAAGGTCCTCCTCAAGGTCCTTATCCGCCAGGATTAGGCCGGCGTTCTTCAGCTGCGCAAGGTCACCCGGCTGAATTTCCTTCTTCGACGCAATCGGATCCAAGGTAATGCGCGGCATCAACCCGTCATGCTCCGGGAACGCCACCCGCACCAAATCCTCCACCACATGCTGGGTGGCAACGTCAGCAATCCACTCAGCAGTGGTCTGCAAAGACTGGATAAACAAGTCGCTCTGCGTTTCTGCCAGGGCATACGAGCCGCCCTTGCCCTCAAGGTTCAGGAAGTGCGCCAACACGCTCTTAGCAATCATGCTGTCGTGATACAAAATCGCCTCACGCGGCGACATCACCTGACCACTGACGCCAACCAAAGACAGCTTCGCCTTAGCCGGAATCGCAGCACCAGACGACCTACCAGCACGAAAAGACTGAACAATCTCCTGCCCATTCTTCAAATCCGTATCAGGGTCCAAAGCAAGCTCCGACCCCTCATACACCGGCACACCCATACTGTTCCGGTCAATGGCATTAAGCTCCATGCGCAAAAGCTCATCGCGCAACTTCCAATGCTTATAAGCCGGGCGCAGCACAGACTGCCCAATCCACTGGGAGCCCACATCATCAAAGACATAGCCGACAAGACGCGACACCGGAATCTCAACAGACTCCGCATTCTTCACACCCGCCGCGGCCCGCTGCTTGATTGACGCTAAACCACCATCAGCCGCGACCTGAATATCAGTGATGGTTCCCGGCCAACGCGGCGCCAACTTCACCAAATGGTCACGACCATCACGCCCCGGCGCATACACCTGCTCAAAGAACATGTGCCCAAACTGCAAAGCTCGCAGCGCATCCTCCAGGTGCTTATCCCACGACACCCGGCCTGTGCGCGCCGCCACAGGCTTGCCAGGGTCCTCACCCTTAACCTGCATTCGCAAATCCTCAGCAACCAAAGACACGACCTCATCAGGTGCACCATTCGGCTCCAAGTACCACGTCGCACGCCGAATCGGCAGCATAACAGCACGCAACACCGACTTCACCTGCGCGTCCTCACGCCCCATCTTCGCAAACACACGAGACGACGCCGGGAACCGCAGCGCCCAGTTGTCCTCCGCCAATGCAGTATTCGACACAGTGCGCGCCGCCCCCACCTCACGACGAACAATAGGCTCCATCACCACACCTCCTTAAAAATCAATAGCCGCAACACTCGACACCCCCACCGACTCAACCGGAACAGCCGCACCGACATACCGCTTCTTCTGCTTTACTTCCACTTCTTCCGGGATTGAAAACTCCTGCAACCCCCACACCGCCAGCGACGCCGCCACCAACGGGGCCACATTCCCACCGAACCGGTTGAACGAGCGATACCTCGAACCGGTGCGTTCCTGCGCAATCTCCCAACACTCCCCCCAGCGCGGATTACCATCATGCACAACCTTGCCCTGGCGAATCATCAACAACAGCAACTCGTACGCCGCCGCAATCTTCCCACCAGACAACATCTCCGGCGCCACACCAGCAGCTTCCAAAGATGGCTCCAACGTCGCCACCGGGCCAGCGTTGTCCATGACAATCGCCAACGGATCATTCGCCGCAACCGTGTGCACAATCGACTCGACAAGCATGTCGGGCTCGAACGCATCATGGTCAGCCAGCGAGAGGAAAGCACGGTCCTTGTCTAGGCGCACCGCCGCAACCACACCAACGTGCAAGCCGTCGGGTGTCGCGTCCAGTGCCATGACGCTATCGCCCAGCACACCATTCGGAACGCCGGCCAACTGCGACCACTCGGCGGGGTCAACCACATAATCATGCTCAACCTCGGCATCATCACGCGGCACCCAGTTCCCCACACCCAAGGACTCGACCACGTACGCAGCCTTGAGCACCTCCGACGAACGAGCAGACTCCGCATCCGAGACAATATCCGCAAGCTGCGCACCCACTCCCTTCGTCACCAACGACGGATTAGACTGCACCATCGCCTCACGCGAAAACGGATCCGCCTCGCCAGGATCAATCGACCACTCACGAAACAGCACACCCGGCGCGCCATCGATACCCGCCCAACGCTTCGCAGAGAACACCGCACCATGCATGTGCTGGAAGCGGTCCACCGGCGACGAAATAAAAATCGTGTGCGACATTTCGCGGGCACGCGTCGTCTTAGAAATAGCCGAATAAATCTGATTCGGCAGATTAAAGCACTCATCAAACACCAGAAGCTCAATCGACAAGCCACGGCCCGTCTTCTCCGTCCGGGTGCGGAAACGAATCTTCGCACCATTCGGAAACTCAATGCCCTCTTTGCCGTTAGTCTTAATTAACCACGGAAAACCATCATGCTCACCCTCCCACCAGTGCATAAGATCATCGTTATTCTCAATGACATCCCACAGGCGATCACGAGCTTCAATCGAAGTATCCAAAAAGTGCGCAGTGTGCAGAATCTCTTTTTCGCCGAAGAGAAAGATGCCGGCGAGCTCACGAGCAATAAGCACCTCGCCCTTACCGTTCTGGCGCGGGACAATAGCCACCGTCTCACGGTGAGTCCATAGCCCATCCTCGTCGGTACGGCACATGTCACGCAGCATGTCCTCCTGCCACGGGAACAGCGTCATGCCCGCCCAGCGGCAGAACTCTACCGCCGCGTCGCCACGAGTTGTGTCACCGTGTGCGGGCGACGCCAGGCGTGGTTCCTGCGACCCGATAAGGCGGTCCTGGATGGCGAGAGTCACCGAGAACCACCTCCTTGAGGTTTAACTACTGTGCGATTCCGAATGTTGGGCGCTGGCGAGCGCGCTGTGGCTTACGTTCACCGAACAAATCCGGCCGGTCTTTCACCCACCCGCGCAGTTCCGAGGACGCTTGGCGCTCCACCTTGGCCGCTGGGTGTTCGATGGGTTCGCCGGACTCGCGAGCCGCGGTCGGGCCTTCGGCTGCGAGGATTCTTTGGCATTGCTCACGACGTACTACGAGAGCCGCGACAGCGTCCACAGCGGCGTTATCAAACGTATTGAGTTGCCTACCAGCAGCAAGCTCATGAACGAGCTCCTGGTGGCGTTCTAGTGCGTCGTATTCGTCCATTGTTTTTATGTCTCCTACCTGCGCTTTCCCGCGTTTCTCTATGTTTCCGCTGGTCACGGGGAGAGAGGGCCGGACTCGGCGTCATGAGGGTAGGGAGTCCGAAGGGATACCTACCTAAGATTTAGGCCACCCGGTCTATTTCCATACGAACGCCGCCGCGTCGCCGCCCTGACGGGAGCGGGGCGGCACCTGTACGCCCGCCTGCGGTGCTAGTGGCTCCGAGGGGTGCTTTCCGGTCAACGCTGGGCGGCGGGCGTCGTAGCGGCCGTCCTGGCGCTGCGAATTGCACCGCCCATGCAGAAGCCGGTCGGGCTGTTCGCCGTTCTTCGCTCCGTGCGGATTCGAATGATCGGCAGCTAAAGCCCAGCCGTCCCAGTTACGCTGCTTGTCCTTGTGCATTGGCAATCCACACCACCAGCACGGCGAGCCATCTTTTAACGCCATGAGAAGACGCCTACGGGGCAAATCGTGGTTGTGGTGCGTATAGCCGCGCTCGCGGGCGTTCCTCTTCGGCTTGGTTTGGGTGTCGTACCATTTGGCGGCGGCGATGGCGGATCCGTGCGGCCTCTCGGTTTTGCAGCGTGCCATGACTGTTTTCTTGCCGGGGTCAATGGTATGGAACTCGGCGCCCTGGCGCTTGTATTCGGCGCGTTGCTTGTCGCTGGGGTTGGTGTGTATCAACCAGACGGTGGCCTCACGCTTGAGTGCGGTGTCGATGGCTGCTTGTCGTGCTGCCTTGGCCACGGCGAGGACGTCACCTGTGTGCTCGTGGTTGTCTACCGGCTTGCCTGCCAGCACGTTGGCGATGTGGTCGAGGTCGATGATGATATCGCCCTCGGCGGCGTGCTCGCGGGCGAAGGTGGTTTTTCCTGCGGCGGGTGGACCGGTGATGACGTGCAGCATGGGCCCTCCCCTCTTTGCTTTTGTGTCTTGTTCCGGTCGTGAGCCGGTGGCCGCGCCCGGGTTGTTAGAATCCTGGGTCGATATTGGGGTTGGGTGGCGACAAGACTAGATAAAACGACGAAACCCCCAACACGTGGTTGAGGGTATAAGTTGTCGTCGCGTCGATTATATCACATAGCGTGACAGATTACGACAGACGGCCCGCAAGCCATAGCCCTATTTCCTCAATACTCATCCTGTTTAATGCTACTTCTACCATGAAGTCCGAAACCTCTTCGTCCTCAATGTGCTGCAGGAGGAAGCCGCATTCTTCCAAGTAGACAACTCCGCAGATCCAAGCTGTGCGCTTATTTCCATCTATAAATGCGTGCGCGTTCGTTAAGTGCTCGATAAGCATTGCCGCTCGCTTGAGTGGTGATTCTTCGAGGTACTCGCCGCCCCATGTCCGCAATGGAGCAGCGAGCGCGCTCTCTAGCTTCGTTCTATCTAAGACATTGAATTGCGACTCAATTAGAGAACGGTTCAGTGAGATCACAGAATCAATATCAAGGCAATACTCGTTCATCGACCAGCGAGAAGTTCTAGAGCTCCTGCCCACCTAGCGGTTGCGCCCAGCATTCGTTCCTGGGTCTCAACTGCAGAAGACATTTTTCCTATTTTAGGACGCTTCGGGACATCAACGCCCTTCATTTCTTGGACGGCATAAAACCTTCGCATTGTCGACTGCGAAAGCGGATTTCGACTAGGCGCCCAGTCGGGAAGTCCTTGCCTAGCTTCGAGCCACGGCTGCTCAGCATGTGTCAACGCGATGAGTTCAGATTTACTGAAGTTACCGTAGTACTCAAGGACTGCATCAATGATGGCCCTGTCTTCAGCAGAAAGTTTAGAAACTTCAGCGGAAGGCAATGCTGGGGACATCGGAGCAGAACGATGATATCGGTTCTCTGCATGAAGGTTTGGTTCTACTGGACCATCAGTCCATGCTTGGAACTCTTCTGCAACCATCGGCCTACCGAACCAACCAAGGCTCCATGCTTGTGAATAGTAAGTGAGCTTGGCCAACCTCCATGCATCAACCCATCCTTTTTTGTCGTAAATGTATTGCGCAACATCTATTGCGGTTGCCATAGCCCCTCCTTTCGTAAGCACTGGTCTGCCTTTCATTATTCATGCTTTCACACCTGTAACGCTATTGACGCACTAGTTAATCCAATTTACTGTTACGTGACCTAACCACGTTTAGAACTTCTTGCAGGTTAAAGACATTCTTCCCGGTAGAGAACGGTCTCGCGGAGATCACCCCCCTCTCTACCCACTTTCTTAAAAGCTCAGGTTTAACTTCAAACTTCATTTGCTGGAGTTTGTAGCAGATGGTTCGTGCGGTGAGCCAGACTTCCCCATCGTCGTCGACTGTTCCTGCCTCATCGTCGCGTGGTCGGCAGTGTCGGCCTATCACTTTGGCCTGGTGTTCGAGTTCGTCTGTGAGGTCGCTTGCCCAGTCGAGTTCTGACACTGCCTGTGCGTGGAAGGCTAGTTTTTGGCAGAGTGCGACTGCCCCAGCTTCGTCGTCCCGGATTTTGACCCCGATATCGCTGAAGGCGTTGATGGCTACTTCGCGCAGGCGGGGCTCTTGGTCGAGCCAGCATGAGACGTAGAGCCAGTTGCCGGGGGATTGTGGCCCGGGTGCGGGTTTCATGGCGCGTGCTTCGGGCGGGGTTGGTCGTGAGTATTTGAGGCTGTTGAGTTCTTGGTAGAGGTTGGCGAGGTGGCGGGCTAGGTGGCGGAGGTGTTGTTCGTCTACTTGGCTCATGGTTCTCCTATGAGTTGTGGTAGGTGGTTGAGGGTTGTGATGGTGCGCCAGGTGGCGGGGTCTGCACTCCCCCTCGTCTTCCAAATCAAAACGCCTCCTACTACTGGTTTGGTGGTGTTGGCGCGGAGGGTCTGCACTTGGTCTTCGAGTTGGGTGAACCAGGTTTTCCATTGGGGTGTGGCGACGTCTTTGACTTGGATGCAGAGAAGACCTCGGGGTGTGTCTGCTATGACGTCTCCGAGGTCTTCGTCCCATCCTGCGCGTGTGCGTCGTGTGTTGGGCCAGATGGTTTGTAGGTAGTCGCGTACGGCGCGTTCTGCGCGGTCGCCTTTCTGTTTGTTGCGGTTGCTCATTCGTCTATCGCCTCTGGGGTGCTGACCATGCGACGGACGAGGCGTGTTTCTTGTTCGGGGTGGTCGCGGTGGGCGCGGACGTGTTGTACGGCTTCGTTGTCTTGCCAGCGGCAATCCCACGATTCGCGGCTGTATTTCCAGCCGTCAGGCGTTTTGTATTGCACCGCGTATTCATAAGACATGGCTTCTCCGCCTGGTTCTGGTGTGAGTAGGCCCGCCTCAGCGAGTGCATCTGCTATGCGGTAGTGAGCTGGGACTTCTTCATCCTGCTTATTGTTTTCCCGCATCGCTATCAGGGCTGCGCGGCCCTTGTTGGTTATGCGGAATCCTTGAATAGTCATGCTTGCTCCTTTGCGTATTGGGCTGCTTCGAGTACCGCGAGGGCACGGTCATAGTTGGTCATCGTGGTCTCCTAGGATTTGGTCAATGTGGTCTACTACCGCCGCTGCGAGCTGCTGCTCCGCTGGGGTGCGGTATGGGCCGATGCTTATGGCCTCCCACACCTCACTGAGGTCGTGCAGCGCCTCACGCATCCGTAGGATTTCATCCGCGAGTTCCGGGGCTGCGGCAGCAAGGGCCGCGTTCGGGGTATGCATAATCCCTAGGTATTCGCCAGCAGCCCTCATTTCGCGTGTCGTATCCGGGCGCGGCGCTCCATTGCCGTACGTGGCTAGCGCCTCCCACGGGCCGGGGCTGGTCTCAGCCAGAAGGCGTTTTAGGTTGGTGGTGCTCAGGTCAGTCATCCTGCACCTCTGTGAGTGTGTAGCGCTTACCGGTCGGGGTGAGTTTTTCCGGCCATATAGCGCCCTTGGTCTGTGGCGTGTACGGCTTCATGATGAATTCAATGAGGCCGCCAGTTTTTCTTAGCATTGCGACCTTTCCCAGTTTGGGAGCCTCCGCTTCCGCGAGGTAGTACTTTTCATCGTCCCATTCAACCTCGGCCATGGTGGGCTGTGGGCGAGGTGGGAGGGCTTTCTCGATGATGCGGCGGCATTCCGGTACACGGTAGGGATTTCGGTCATCGTAGAAGCCGAGAAGCATGTCTAGCTCTTGATATGCGTCGATGATTTCTTGGCGGGTCGGGTTAGACATTTTCAATCTCCTTAAGTTCATACTTGCGACCAGTCGGGGTGAGGTCTGCGAGTGTGGTCATGCTTGCTCCCAGTCTCCTATCCATCGGCGTGTGGACTCTCCTAGAGCGGGGATGTGGGCGTATTCCCATTCCCCTTCCATGGGCATTCCGTCTGCTTGCCATGCGCGGGGCAGGTCGGGGCGTGGGGTGAGGTTCTCGGGAATGGTGAGAGTCCCCAGCTGACCTTCATGGATTAGCTCACAGAATCCCCGGTTTATGGGGCTGTCGCCTACGTAGATTGCGAGGTTGGTGCGCTCGTCGGGGTCGGGGAAGTCACACCACATTCCCCGGCACTGTTCGCGTTCTTCTGGGGGCATGTCTGCGAGGGTCTTAGTCATGGTTATTCTCCCCATCCCCAGCGGAGGATTTTCCATGGGCCGCTGACTGCCATCTCTTTAGCGGTGAGATAGTCATTTCTGCTTTCCCACGCGTCGGTGCTGAGTTTTTGGTAGGCATTTACTCCCGTGTCGGAAATGACTGTGCCTTCTGGCGCGCCCTCGAAGTCCTTAAGGGTTACGAGTTCTACCGGGTCAAGGGTGAGATCATCGAGGATTACGCCCGACCACGATTTACCATTGACGAACTTCACAAAAGTCTCTTGGTCTGGATGTTCGCTGATGATGATTCCGCGCCCAAGCGTGGGGTGCTCTGCCCACCTGCCGAATAGGTTTTCTTTGGGTAGTAGATCGCGGATTGCGGCAATGTCGCCCGCTTTGATTAGTGAGATGGGTACTTCGATGGTGTGGTTCATGCGCTGTGTGCCTTTCTGGCGGGTTGGTTTGGTGTCTCCGCCTATTTGTACCGGCGGTGGTGTGTTCGTCCGTCTGTGGGGCTTCTAGGCGGGTTTTTGGGGGTGTTATTTGTCTGCCCAGAGTTCGTAGGCGCTATCGCAGATGCAGGGCCAGCCGTCACAGTAGGGGCATTCGGTCTCTTCCTCGTCGTAGTCGTCTTCATAGTCGTTGGTCATGGCAGGGCCTTTCGTGCTTTTGCTAGTCGTTGCTTCAACGCCACAAAATCTGGCGAGTCGGTTTTGATTTCCCCGCGGGTTGGCGGGCCGGGAACAGCTTCTGGGGTGTAGCGGTCCCCTAGCATCTGTTGGTATTTCGTGTGCATGCGCTGCGCCCTGAAGGCCTCCAGTTCGTGGTTTAGTGCCGGGTCGGATTCCCAACGTTTCACAGTGTCGGCTGCGGCCTGTAGTAGGTCGCGTGGGGTGCACATGCGGTCGCCTACTCGTTGGGTTGCGTAGAGGATGATGGCGTCTCGCCAGAGTTTTGGTGGGTATACGCGGTCTAGGGCCATGGCCCATGCTTCGGTGGTTTCTGGTGAGGGTTGGGGGAAGCGGTCGGGGGCTAGTTGTTTCCCGAGGCGTAGAAGGTTGGCGGTGAGTTCTTGGTTCACCATGGGAGTTCTCCTTTGGAGGTCCAGTCGTGTTGTTCGACGATTTCGCCGTCGACAACCTGGGATTGGGTTGGTGGCAGCCATGCGTCGAGGCTGTTGGTGGGGTGTTGGGTTTGTTGGTTGGCGAGGTGGCGTGGGATGAGTTCGTCTTCCCAGCCGTCGCGGGTTAGCCAGGTAGTTGGCAGTGGGATGAATTGCCTGTCCGTTCCTTCGTTTTCGTGGAAGGTGGCGAAGGCTTGGGTGCGTTGGTTGAGTTCTTCGCGGTTGATGCGTTTGGTGGCGCGTCGCCATTCGTTGAGTGCTTTGCGTTTGGCTTGTTTCCTTGGGTAGAGGTTCCACCAGTCTTCGAAGACTTGCGGGTAGGGGTTGGGTTCACTTGTTGGTTCATCCGCTGGTTCACTCCCCGGTTCATCGTTAGATGAACAAGTGTTTTTACTCTGTTCCCCTGTTCCCCTGTTCCCCTGTTCCCCTGTTCCTAGGACACTTTCCCGGTTGGGTGCGCCCGAATTTCGGCGACTATCCCCCGAATTTCGGCGACTTTCGGGCACACTGCCGATGACCTGCAAAGACTCCGGATCTATAGGGTCTCCATCCTCTGGGCCGGGGTACTTTGAGGCAGAAAGCTTTGCATGGCGCGATTGGTGCTTTTTCCAGCTCGGAATCTCGAAATAATGACGCCCGGCGACATCGTAAAATTCAACGGCGCAATGCGCCCGAATTTCGGCGACTATCCCCCGAAAATCGGCGACTGACATATCTTCATCATTTGGGAAGGCAAATCCCATCAACTCACGCGGGAAATAAGTCCCCCGCCCGGCATCGTCAGCCCAATTCCACATCGCAATAAACAGCAATCGAGCAACTGGCGACATAGCGGTCACAGATGGCGATGACCAAAATTCTGGCTTAATAGAACGAATCCGAGGCACGACTTTCACCTCCTTCCAGTTGATAAGTAATGGTTGCGATTGCCAGGACCACGGCGGGGCTAATCACCACACCGTGGCGGGCCGCGCAGGCAATAGCCGCGTAGGCGTGATCTTGGATACTCATGCCGCGCGCTTAGCTTCTTTAACAAGCTCGCCTTCGAGGCGTCTTCCAGTCGTGGTGTACGTCCAGGTGCTCTGCCCGGGTTCTCCCGCCCTCTTGTTGGGGCGGATGAGTTCATGGCGTTGTAGCCATTCGAGGGCTGGTTCTGGCATGTCGTCGAGTGGGCGTTTGGTGGCGATCATGGTGCGCAAACCGCGGGGCAGGAGGCGGTTGCATTCATTAACGGTGTACGCCTTTTTCGGCAAGATTGATTCATTCATTTTTGAGTTCTCTTTTCGTCTTTTTCGAGTACAAATTTGGTCATGTCTGCGGCGTCGAAGTAGGCGTCTCGGTAGAGGCTGCTGCCTGCGGCGAGGGTTTCGAGGTCTGCTTTGAGCTGAAGGACATCGTCAAGTAGGCGTTCGTAGAGGTTCTGGTATTTCATCGGGGCAAAAGAAAAGGCCCCGCCGGTGGACTGTGGAGGTCCTAGCGGGGTTATTGGTTGGGGTCGATAAGGACAGGCGCGTCCGCGTCGAGAGTGAAGCGCCCATCGCGGGTGGCGCCGTGGACTATGCCGTCTTGCACCGCGGCGAAAATAAGGCGGTCAGCTACCCGATCTGGGCTGTACGCCTCGGGTATGAGTACCACGCGGCGGCCCTTAAATCGTGGTAGGTCTGCCGCCGTCATCTGCCGGTAAGGCATTAGTATTCACCGCGTCTAATGAGGGTTATGACGCGGGCGGCTGCTTTGGCTAGGTCTGCTGCCCCGAGGTCTTGCAACTCTGCGGGGGTTGGATCATCGTTGCTGTAGTGCTTGAGGTGTTCGATGTCGTAGGCGTAGGCGAGGAGCCTGTCTTCGAGTTGTTCCAGCTTTTCCTGGTAGTAGGCTACATCCATGTCGGCCACCTAGAAGGGAGGCTCGCCTTGGCCTACTGGTGCGGGGTTGCCCCACGCCCCAGACTGGACGGTCTGACCGTTCTGTGCTGCCTGCTGCCACTGCTGCTGAGCCGAGGATTGCTGCTGGCTTCCGCCTTGTCCGCGTGGGATGAAGGAAACATCATCAGCGTTAATCTTGTGCTTGCTACGCTTGCCGCCACCGTTCTTATCCTCCCAGGTGTCCTGCTTCAACTGGCCTAGTACCAGCACCGGGCCTTTGCCCTGCTGCGCGTAGGCGTTGACGAAGTTCTCGCCCTTCTTGCCCCAGAAGTCCACATCCATGAATATGGGTTCGCCATCCTCCCACTCATTCGTCTGCTTGTCGAAGCGGCGGGTATTATGCGCGACAGTGAAGCTAACAACCGGCTTCCCGCTGGGCGTGTAGCGCATCTCCGGTTCCCTAGTCAGGTTGCCGCTGATTGCGATGAAATTAGCCATTACGCTTCCTCCTCGTTGAGTTCAATCCACTTAGCGTTAGCGGCCTGGGCAAGCTCCTCATACTCCGCTTCAGATAGCGCCGCCTGCGCGTCTGCCATCAATGGCTGCAAACCATCCGGATCAGTAATCCCCGCCAACTCTTCGGCGAAATTACGATCTTGCTTCTTCTTCGGAGCCGGGGCCGACAACGCCTGCTGCGCCACATCCTGACGAGTAGCCTTTTGCCGAATAGGTTCCGACGTATCCACAAAGCTCTCGGAATCGAAATACACATCCCCTAGTTCATCGGGGAACGCCTTTCGGAAGGCACCAGCGGCTGCGTTCTTTCCCAGCATGAACGTTGGCTTCGCATCCCACATTGGCGTTAGGTTTCCCTCCCGACCCCAGGTTTGCTTGGACTCATCCCAAGTAACGACATGCGGGAATGGTTCACCGTCTCGGTACACAATGACCTTGGCGAACTCCGGGTACCCCATGCGGGCCACGTTCCACGTGTCGCGCCATTCTGTCTCCTGCCCTGTGGACTGGTCGATTCCCTTGTACAGCCAATCGCCTTCGCGGTAGGTGCCACCCTCTTTTTTAGCGATACGTCGGGCGGTTCGACGTGCTCCGCCGATACCGACTTGGAGGGTGTAGGTCTTACCGTTCTTCGTCTTGCGCTCAATGAGGGCGATTTGCGACGGGTCTTGAGGGTTCAGGCCTAATGCTTCGGCGCGGGCGAAGAACATTTTTAGATGATTGGCCGGGATTTGCTGGTACCCTAGCTGTTCAATCAGTGTCATTTCCTGCTCGTTGAATTTCGCGATTTCATTGCTCATTTAGATGTTCCTTTCGTCGTCGTATCGGTCGAGGGTGATTTCGGTGAGGGTGAGTGATGCGTCGTAGTCGTAGCCTCGGTCGCGGTAGTAGCGCATGAGAAAAGCCGCTTGGTCTGCGAGTGCTGTTAGGGCGTTGTAGTTCGCTGTGGTGGTTGCGCGGGCCACCTCCAAACGCCGGTGGGGTATGTCGCTGGGTTTGCTCATATGTTCTGTCCTTCTTTTATGGGGCATTAGTTGACGATCTTTGTGAGTCGTAGGTGTGTGGAACCTCGGCGGGTTTTGGTGTTGAACTCGGCGAATAGGTCCGGGTGGGCGGTCTTAAACGCCTTCGAGTCGAAAGTCTTAGAATCCTTGGTTGTGGACACGCTCACCTTGTAGCCGGCGTGCGTACCCGCGTAGGAATCACCAAGCAGTTTCAACAAATCTTTCTTGTAGGTCTTTGCCAAATCGGACCAGCTGGCGGCTTTTTCTTCCGCGTCCGCTAGTTGCGCCACGAGGTCTTCTACCTCGTCCGTGTCTTCCAGGCTGGTGACCTCACCCATCCAATCCGGGGTAGTACCATCGAGCCACGCGAACCACTCTGCGGCGGTTGCCTGCATGTCCTCTACCACTTTGGGGTCGTAGTCAATGACCCGATACTCATACTCCACGGGACTAAATTCGCCGCCCTGCTCCTGGTAGTACTCCACCAGCAGCACACACGCCTCGGCACCCGTGTGCCACATGTTTGCCTGCACCTGCAGGTAGTACCCATCAGGGCACCAATCATGGAAGCGGCCTCCAGTGAATTGGCGTTTAGCAGTCTTAATCTCACCAATGACTTCCCCATCTTCACTGAAAAGGTCCGGGGTGCCACACAGGCGGTCATCGTCGGGGTTGATGATGATGGTTTGCGGGTCAGCGTTATAGTTCAGGCGGCTATCAACATCGGTGACCAGCGGCGCCAGAATTGGTTCGCGGGCGGTGCCCCATTCGGTGAACTGATTGCCACCCCACCGCTTGCCGGTTTCTTTCTGCTCGCGCAGTTCCTGCCACGTCCTCGCGGTCCTGCTTAAATGCAGGTCTCTTAGCTCGGTTGAGGTGAGGTGCTGGCGTCGGTATTCATGCCACTCTTCCTCATTTTCTGGTTTAAACACTCTCATGCGACACCCTCACGGCTGGAGCAATCCTGCCACCAATCCCCGACCTTTAGGCGCCAGAGGCCCGTGCCCGCGAGGCGGATACTAGGCTTTGGGTAGGTGAATTCATCAATCACAGCTGCTCACGCTCCTTTTCAATCTCTACTTCGATCTGGTGGCACAAATCGCGCAGGGTTGGGAAGATATCTCCGTGGTCGCGCATCCAATCCAGGGCTTCACCTTCCAGGCGAGCCAGGGCGATTTTCTTCGCTTCCCGCGAGATGGTGATGGGCTCGTATCCGAATACTGGCATTAGAGTGCTCCTAGCCAGACGGGTGGCATGGAGACCACGGCGAAGAAAATGAATCCGACCAGGATGCCGAAGGTGAACATTGCCCATGCGAAGCGCATGCGTTTTGCGAGTTGGTCCTCAAGGCGGGCAATTTTGCGGTAATCGCCGCTAGTGTCGCGGCGTGGTGGTCGTTTAGGCGTGGTCTGGGTGGGCATTCCTGGTTTTCCTTTCATAAGCACTGGTAAGTGAAGCAACATGGTGGGCGTGGGCTGCGCCATCCTTCAGGCGGCGGCGAATATTCTCCGGGGCATTCACGTAGCGGTAGAGGACCTGGTAACGGCCCTCGATTTCTTTCAAATGTGTGATGGCCTCAGCTAGTGGGATTTCATGCGGCATGTAATTTCCTCTTTCTTTCCCGGTCGTACAGCGTGCGGGCCTCAACATCCACATCGACGCCAGAACGCTCCAAAGACTTAATGAGCCCGTCAGTGCTCACATCAAATTTTGGGGCCAACACCCGGACAGCATTCACATCACCCATGAACTTTGTGAAGTGATTAAATTCCTCCATAATCGCTTGATCACGGCGTTCCCTAAGCTCCTGCCAGGTTGGGTAATCCTCATAGGCGACGCCTGGGACCCGGCCAGCTTTCAGTGCTGTGGTGCATTTCATGCACAGTCGGCGCCCCTGCACGGTTTTTATCTCATGACAGTGCGCGCACTGTGTCTTCCAACCCATGGTTATCGCCACCTCATCGCGTAGCGTGGGCGGCGGTGTTTGCCGCGGCGGAGGAGTTTCTTTAGCCAGGTCATTCTGCGCCCTCCGTCAAATAGTCATCGCACCAGCGCTTCGTAGTGCGCCAGGCCTTGCCTTGCTTTACTGCCCGAATATCACCGCGGCGCATGAGCTCACGTGCCCTGTCTGGGTGCATGCGCATATAGGCGGCGGCTTCTTTCACTAAAAGCCATGTAGAATCCATGATTGAACTCCTTTCGAGAGTCGAGAATTGGGACCCCGCTTGCGCTTGGTAGGCTGCGGGGCCCTCTTTTTGTGTGTGGTGGGGTGCAGGTGGTCAGTGCCCGGCGCGGCTGCTGGAAGGCGAAAGCCGCGAACGAAATGGCCGGGTTAACACCTTTAGGCCGCGTAGTGTCCACAGATGGGTAGCCCTTTAACACCCCAAGTGCCGTGTACCGGAATCGAACCGGCGACCTTCCGCTTATGAGGCGGATGCTCTACCACTGAGCTAACACGGCAAAAATTTATGTCAGCGCCGCTCGTTCCCTCCCGCCATACAAGGCGAGGTGTAGGCATGTCCTCGCAATCTAAGAACCATGCTCGATGCCCGTATCCTCCGGCGCTCTTCACTATTGAGTTCTCGATACAACATTTCCGACCAGCCTGAACCCCTTAGAGGTTCAGCCACTGTGTCGAAATTTTGGGACACACTGGTCCCCGTGCCCGTGGGGAGGCTCGCACTCCCCCGCCTGCTAGTCGGGCTGTTATTCTTGCGGCTACCTTGAATCTCGTGCGGCTTTTGCGCTGAGAGCAGCGCGTGCGGCTTCGTCGAATAGGTCATCGACGAGCTCCGAGCTGAGGTGCTCTTTGAAGGCTGCTTTGAGGTAGCCGAGCATGAAAGCTTCGACATAAGGGCTGGTCATGATCGTTTCCTTATGCGGTGGCATAGTATTGGTCCCACACTTGCATCATTTCTCACCCGCAATCGAGCGGGCTTTTTCATCGAGGCCCAGACGCTTAGCAAGGTCCGGCATGCAGAATGTCTTCACATACAGCGTTTGTCGTACTTGCCCGTTATGGAGACGCGGGGCATTATGCTGCGGTCGCAAATCAAACCAACTCGTGGTCGCCCTCCCGGCACGCGCCCGCCACTCAAACTCGTCCACCATTTGGTTCTTCGAGTCAGACCACCGTGACCCGATGCAGGTGCGGAACGCGATGTTCTTCTTCTCCAGTAGTTCCCTGACCTTTGGCCCGGTGGTGCTGTAAGCGCGGGCGAAGTCGTCAATCTTGGTGACGTCGGAGTCCTCGGCAACGAATCTCTCGTGGTACTCCAGCGCCGGAGTTGCAGCCTCTAGGGCTGCTTCTGCGATGTCTGCGCGCTCTTCCGCTTCGAGCGCCATGGTGAGGATGTCGCGGCGAGTGAGTTGCGCCGGGTTGAATGCTGGACGGGTCTCTGCTTCACGTGCTTTCACTGCAAAGTAGGCTTGCGCGGCCGCAACCTCCGGCTTACGTGGGTCACCGTTCATTGCCACGAGATAGCAAGCGAAACGGGAAAGTCGGTAATCATCTCGTAGCTGATTAGTCTTTCCTGAAGGTTCCCGGAGGCGGGAAGCTTCCGAATCTGGATTCATCCCCTGGACTTCAATAGAGGTTCGGGCGCGGTCAACGGCCCCTGCGAATCGCTCCCACTTGTCGTATCCCATAAGTGGCATGAGGTCGCGGGCTGACCAGAATTCCGTTCCGGTCTCAGTGTCGGTATTCTTAATTGCGTCAAACGGCGAAGGCGGTTCGCTGATGACTGGCGCCAGATGGGGTGACATCGTGGGCGCCTCCTTTCGTTTTATACTTCGCTCGGGGATACTTCCCCAGAAAGCGAGGTGAAGATTGTGGATAAAATTCAAGCCGCTAAAGCAGCCGCTGCTTGTGCAGGTTCCGCTAAGACGGCAGCCAGCACGGAACACGAGCGTCAAATGGCAGATGGATTGTGGTATCTAGCTCTTGCGATTGCGGAAGATTTCAACGACAGACGCAACCCGCGTAGCTAGGAAATAAAGCAACTCTGATGTCACGGCCTCGCATTGACGCTTCTTTTCACCGCGCCATGCAATTGCAGCCCGTTGCTTCGGAGTCGGCTCCCATCGCAATCGAGACGAAGCTCGACGGTTAGGCTGCTCGTTGATTGCTTGTTGTGTTCGCTGAAATTCGGCGGCTATCTCATCAATCGACCAGGTGCTGTAATCGGGTTCCCCTGGCGTTGCCCCGCCGGGGGTTTCCTTGTTCTTGTCGGTCATGCTGTAAATTCCTTCTTGCTCAATCTCCGCCCCCAGCGGGGGCTTTTCTTATGCGGCGGCGTAGTCGAATACGGGGTCGAAGTAGCCGGAGAGGTAGTTGCTATCCCCTTGGAGAGCAGCGACCTTGAGTGCCAGGCGCGCTGTGACCATTGCGCCGGCGCGCAGTCGCGGTAGGTCCTCGGACTTCACGCCGATAGCGGCCGCGAGCTGTTCGTCCGTGTCGAGGTGTCGGGTGCGCATGATGTGGTCGAGCGCGCCGGCTCGGAAGCGGTAACGGGGCGGTTCCATGAGTGCCTCCTTTCTGGGTTTTGTAATTACGGGGCTGTAAGTCTGTGCCGGTTTAGGGTGTTCCCTGCGCCGGTGACTAAAGATTGCCACAGTCGACTAACGTTCGCAATACACCCGATATTTTTTGCCCCTGGTAAGCACCCCTGACACATGGAACACGCTGGGCAAATAGCGGGTGACTACAGATTGCTATATAGTGTTTCTCATGAACGTTAATGACTGGCTAATCAACCTCAAGGGCGACGATTCAATGCGCGCCGCCTCCCAAAAAAGTGGATATGCGCAAACCACCCTCCAGCGCCAAATCGACAAGGGGGCCCTCTCCCCCGAGATGGTTATTGCCTTATGTCGCGCTTATGACCGCTCGCCAGTCGCAGGCCTCATAGAGACCGGCTACATCAACGAGTACGAAGTCCAAGGCGTGGACCTCGCTATCGCGCTCCATGACGCGACGAACGAACAGCTCCTCAACGAAATCATGCGCCGCTCCGACCCCGAAGCCCGCTATCTCTTCGGTGCCGACGGGGACAGCGCGGTCGTAGACCTCGACGATGCCGCCGACGCCGCCGTGTTCGACATCCGCCCGCCTCATGTCCGGGGCCTGCCCTATGCTGCCGATGACAGTGACACAGAACCGGAGGAAGGGGATGATGACTACCACGACGGACCGTAACCTCGAGCAACTAGCGGCACAGCTCGGCGCCGTCATCGTCACCCACGACGGCGGCGAGAAAGGCCGCTACTACGGCAACGGCATCATCAGTATGCGCCGCAACCTCGGGCCGAAGAACTACCGCTGCACACTCGCCCACGAGCTCGCCCACCACGCCCTGGACCACGACCCCGCCGCCACCGGCTGGGTTCACGACCGGCAAGAACGACAAGCCAACGAATGGGCCGCACGACTGCTTATATCCCCCACCGAATACCAACTAGCCGAAACACTCTATGGACCACAGCCCCAACTCCTCGCCCACGAGCTTGGAGTGACGGTCAAAGTCCTTAAAACTTGGGCCTCTATCTACGAAAGGAAACTAGCAGCATGAAACGCCTGCTCTCTATCCTCGCTGCCCTCCCCCTCATGCTTGCCGCGTGCAGCGACACCGGGGACACCGCCCCGGCCACGTCGAGCACCGTCGCCACGTCCTCGACCGCGACGTCCACATCTTCGACGCCGTCGACATCGAGCACGACCTCCAGCGCCACCCCGTCGAGCACCTCGGCCGTCGTGGATCCGAGCGCCGTCGACCAGGAGCCAGCCGCCGCGCCCGTTACCGAAGCCCCCGCAGCACCGCCTTACGTTGTCGAATGCTTGGAAGGAACCCCAGGACCGGCACTTTGGTCAGCTGGAACAACTGCGTACTCGCAGGATTGCTGGGAACAGCGAGGCGGGGCCGAAGTAGCCGAAGCCGAATCAAACGCAGGACTCCCCGACCCGGCGACGATTCCCTATGCCGACGGCGGGACGTGCCCCGCCTACAAGTGCGGGTACGGCCACGACGCGAGCGGCAACCCGAACCCGAGCAATTCCGAGATTCAGTCGTGGTGGTCTGATTGCACCGCCGGTAATACCGCGGAGTACTGCCGGGCGAACGACCCCTACCAGTAAACCCCAATAAATGGCCGCCCAATGACCCCTGTGACGTTGCAATCAACGGAACTGCTCCGTGGAGCTGTGCTCGATACACGGGGCCGCCCTATAAGGCCCACGGGGGGATGTGGGCCACTAGAAGTATAAGACAAACCCGCCCTTGGCGCGTGTTATGTGGAAGTGCAGCGCCAAGGACGGGGAACACAAGCTCAAATGGGCTTGGAAGTGTCGCCCGGGGCGTCTTTCAGCCCTGGCTAACAAATCAAAGGATACATGATGGCATCCATCAAAAAATATGAGACAGCTAAAGGGCATGCGTGGCGCGTGCAGTACCGCAGCCCCGATGGTGAATCGCGGACGAAGCGCGGTTTCCGCACTAAGGATGAAGCCCGAAAGTGGGCTGAGAAAAACGCCGCAAGCATCACCGACGGCGACTGGGTGAACCCTGCGGCCTGCAAGGTGCGTGTGGAGGAACTCGGCGCCCGGTGGCTGGCAATGCAGACCCATTTGAAGCCTTCAACAACGGAGCTTTATAGGCAGGTGTGGAACTCCGGCGTTAAGCCGCGGTGGGGTGGCGTGCGGGCCGGTGCTGTTTTGCCGTCGCAGGTTCAGGAGTGGGTCGCGGAAATGACGTTGGATGATGTTTCTGGTTCGTGGGTTAGGCATTGTCATATGGTGTTTGCCCAGGTGTTGGATATGGCTGTTGGTGACAGGGTGTTGAAGAAGAATCCGGCGCGGGGTGTGAAGTTGCCGCGTAAGGGTAAGGCCCGGAAAGTGTTTTTGACGATGCCGCAGTTGGAGGCGTTTGCTGCGGAGTGTGGCGACCGTGAGGACTTGATCTTGTTGTTGGGTACGTCTGGTTTGCGGTGGGGTGAGGCTATTGCGTTGCGCCCGTGTGACCTCGACCCGTTGCGTGGGCGTATCAATATCACGCGGAATGCAGCGAAGGTCGGCAATGATGTTGTTCTTGGCACGCCTAAGACGCATGAGGCGCGCACGGTGGCTGTGGCGCCGCGGGTGATGGAGATGCTTATGCGGCGCGCCGCAGGGCTGGGTAAGGATGATTTGCTGTGGACTGGTAAGCGGGGCGGCTGGCTACGTGCGCCGGGGCACAATACTTGGTTTGATGGTGCGTTGAAGCGTGTGCAGAGGAAGGATTTGTCGTTTCCCCGGGTGACGCCGCATGGGTTGCGGCATGTGGCGGCTGGGTTGTTGATTCAGGCGGGGGCTAATCCGAAGATTGTGCAGCGTCAGTTGGGGCATGCGTCGGCGGCGATGACGTTGGATCAGTATGCGGAATTGTGGGATGACGGGTTGGATGAGATTGCCAACGTTTTGGATGGAAGTTTTTCGGATGCAGTCAAATTGCAGTCAAATGGTGGGTTTCGTGCTGTTGAGCAGGGCGTTTAACTAGGTTCGAGTCCTGGTGGGGAAGCTTCTTCCGACCCTCGCCGACCATTAAAAATGCTGGTCGGTGGGGGTTTCTAGCTTCGATAATAAGGCCCAAGGCCTAAGTAGCAAAAGGGCATGCGGACGAAATCTTGAAGGATTTCCCGTCTTTCTAGGTTGAGCCGTTGCTCTTTGTAGATTTCTCCTTAACTGGCACAAATACCGCAGCCAAAGCAACAACATCGATCCCTACAAGGAATCCAGCAATCCACGTTTTGCCCAAATACGCGCACCAACCCCCCAGGAGCAGCACTGCAACTACGCTGAAAGCGCCGATTAGCTGACCTCTCCTAGCAAGGTTTAAATGAACCATCAACCGTTTTTCTGCGGGCAT